CGAACCGCGCCTCTTGTTTTTTTTTCTGCCCGGGCGGGAACCAGAAGCCTGTGGGAGCACCGCTGTCGTCGTCGAAAATCGGGATGTTCGGCCCGTAGACCTCGCCGTAGTACTGATAGTGCGCATACGGTCCAGGGAAAACTACCAGCCCGCTCCCAATCAAGGTAGCGATATACGCGCTTCTCGCCATTGTCCCCGTATCCCACGGGCAGTACTTCATGCACCAGTCGATAACCGATTTGTCGATCACCTGCTGCACCCGGCCACCGGTCTGGACATCCAGCCGCTGCAAAATCTTCTTTGTATCGATATCCACATGGGGCATAAGAGACAGATTCATTTTCCTACCACCTTCCAGTGCTTCCCCCGGGGAGCCCGGCGGTTATCCGTGACGCTGAGGATGGTCACGATCTCCCCGCACATCTGCTGGAGCTTAGAGGGCGTCAGACCCTCCTGGTCCAACGCCCCCTTGATAATGACATCCCCGTTGTTCAGTGTGAACACCTCCGCCGGGTCGCCTGCGGCATAGGCGGCGGGAGGCACATAGCGCTTGCCGGAACAGTCCGCCTCCTCCGGGATGCGGATAGTAAATTTGTTGGCCGCTTTCAGGCCGGAATCGTCCACGGTGGAAGCCGTGTCGCAGTACCAGGACACGCCGGAGATCACCGTGGGGTGGTACCGATCCATACCAAGGGCCGTATCCAACTGCGCGTTGAACACGGTGATCGTCTCATCACACAGCCTCATAGGTCCAGCCCCCTGTACAGCAGCGGGACGCCCCGGTCGTCCACTTCCCCGTAGAGCATTTCACGGATAGCGGCGTCCACGCTCCTGGTGGCGGCCTCCATCTGAGCCTCCACGCCGCCGTAGCTTTCGGAGTAGCCGTCCGTGTTGTAGGAGGCGACAACGGGGCTGTTCACCTGGGCCTCCGGACCGAATTTGCTATCCACCGCTATGATCTGCACCATACACAGCTTCACCGCCTCCGGCACCGCCGCCATAGCCGCCACGCGGCTGTCGGTTAGATAGTCGATGCGCTTCCGGGCGCGGAACTCCGCCATAGCGAAATCCTCCTTCGGGAGCGTTCCGCCATAGTACCCGGCATATTCCTCATAGGTCAGATACATCCCCGCCATACGCCAGTCACTCCTTCTTCCTGCCCTTTTTGGGGGGCGGCTCCGGCGGGGCCGGGTCCACGTCTGCGGGTACCTCGCCGCCGCTGTCAGGCTCCGGCTGGGGGATATCCCCGCTGTCAGGCTCCGGCTGGGGAGCTCTGCCGCTATCGGGCTCATCCTGCATCGGGGCGGCCTCGGGGTCAACGATCTCCGCGATATAGCTGTCCCCCAGCGTCTCCCGAATGGAGGAAAAGCGCTCCCGATCAATGGTCAGGACCTCACCGGGGGCGTATGCCGCCCCCGTGTGTTTGTCCCGAAAGGGTCTGAGTACTACTGCTTTCATACTGCCTCCTATCCTGTCACGCGCTGGGGATGGTGTCCGAGACGTTGAACTGGAGGGCGTCCTGCTTCCGGTTCAGGATGAACACGTCCTCGAAGCTCTCTTCGTAGTAGATGTACTTGCCCTCCGTCACAGCGGTCGGGGGGTCCAGCTGGGCGAACTGGTAGGACACGGGGGTAATGACCGCGTTGGGGTGGACCAGGAACATATTGACCTGCTTGGCGTCATCGGTGATCTTCCAGCCAGCGGTGAAGTCGTACTTCGTCTTCATCAGCGTGGCGGGAACGCCGGTGATCTGGACCTCCTCGATGCGGGAGACAGTCCGGTTGATGGCGCCGCCGCCCTGCTGCACATCAAAGTTCCTGGTGATGCCCGCCGCCTCCTTGAGCATGGTCTGCACCTCGTAGGTGCAGTACAGGATGCGGCCATTGGCGGGGACCCGGGCGTTGTCCATGTTCAGCATCAGCTTGTCAAACACGGTCAGCACGTTCTCCTTGGCCAGCGCCGTGGCGTCAGCGGTCATGGCCTGCTTGGAGCTGTCTTTGGGGTCCGTGCTGGACCAGAGCTTATAGAGCGTGGAGATCAGGTAGGCGTCCATCTCCGGGAACTTCTGCTCCTCGTTGAACACTCTGGTGATGTTCTGGATACTGGCCACCTCGTTGGTCTGGTCGATGTCCTTGGGGTGGACCAGGGTGGACCACTTGCGCTGGTTGGAGAGCGTCTTGGGCTCCCAGGCGTTGTCATAGTTGCGGGTGGCGGTGGCGATGGTGTCCCGGTCCGCCGCCACGCGGCCCGTGGTGGAGATGTTGGGGATATAGATGGTCTTGCCGTCCTCCCCCATGCGGTAACGCCCGTTGTTCTCGGTGGCGTACAGCGCACCGAAGTTCAGAACGTAGGGGTATGACTGGGCGAGTGCCCGGGCGTACTGTTCGGCATAGTTGATACCTGCCATAGCTGTTTTCCTCCTGTTGATTTTTCAGATTTGGCCCCGTGGGTCACTTGGTCTCCGCCAGCATGGGCCGGACGCCGGTGAAGTGGAAATTGAAGCCCTTGCCGTCCGGCGCGGGGGGCTTACCGGAGGGCGGGAGCACGATGTGGGGCTTACCGTCCGGGGGCGGGTCCTGCTGCTCCGCATGGAACGCGCCGGGGTCGTCCTTCTTGTACGCCTCCACGAAATCCGCGAAGCCCAGGATCTTCTCGCCCTCCAGCTTCATGCCCTTCTCGATGGCGCCGCGCACGAAATCACGCTGAGCGGCGGCGCTGGAGAACTTCAGCTTGCCCGCCTCCATCTTCACCGCGAACTCATACGCCTGCTGGGCGCTCTTCGTCTCCCACTCCTTCTTCTCCGTGTCGTACTTGGACTGGAGCCCGGTCAGGGCGGACTGCGCCTCCGGGAGCTTGCTGGCGTCCGCCTGGGCGGCGGTCAGCTTCTCGTTGAGGCCCGCCAGGTCCGTGTCCCGCTGGGTGACCTGCCCCTGGAGATCACTGATCTGCCCCTGGAGCGTGGTGCGCTCCGCGTCGAACTTGCCCTTCTCCGCCTCGATGTCGGAGGCGTTCTCGGCCATGATCTTGTCCACCGTCTCCTTGTCCAGCCCCAGGTCCTCCAAAAACTTCCTTTCCATGTTGGGATACCGCCTTTCTTTGATTTTTGCAATATAAAAAGCCCTCCCATGGAAGGGCCCTCTACTGAAATTACTCCTGCTCCGTCCCCAGGACGCCCCTGGTAATGCGGTCCTCCACGCGCCGGTTCAGCCACATCAGCGCCTCCTCGATGTGGGTCAGGGCGCAGGCGTTCTCCCGGCAGGAGTACGGCCCGGCCTGGAAGTCCCGGAGCCGGTCCCGCACGATCTCCAGCAGGTCCGCGTCCACAGCGCCGGAGATGGACCCGGCAGCATTCCTGCCGCCGTACTGCATCTGCACCGTGAGGACCATGTTCTCCGGGCGGGTGCGGAAGGTGCCGTCCTCCTCGCTGATCCGGCCCGTGTTGTGCTTGCACACCTGGTACAGGTGGTGCGCCCCGCCGGGGCCCGGCACGTCGATGGCAAACACATCGTTCAGGTTCTCCAATTTCTGGATTGTACTCAGCTGCTTCATGTGATTTCCTCCTTTACTCTCCGAGGTCCGGCACGAGCATCACGCCGGAGCCGTCGCCGCTAATGAGCTGCGGCAGTTTCCCGTCCCACTTTTCCAGATACTGCTGGGCGACCCAGGTATCGGGCATATTCTCCAGGGCCTGCCGGGTGATCTCCAGAGCCTTTGCCTCGCCCGCCGCAGTAGCGATAGCCGCCTCAGCGTTGATGGCGGCGACCTCCTTCGCCTGCTCGGCGCGGGTCACTGCCTCCTTCTTTTCGTTCTCTGCACGGAGGGCATTCTGTTCTGCCTGCATCTTGGCCTCGACCGCCGCCTCAAAAGCATCCGAAAAATCAATGTCCTTCACAATCGCGTTGGTGAAATGGACAGGGAATACATCCTCCAGGAGCTTGATCTCCTCATCGACCTGCGCGGACAGTGTGGAGCGGGTCTCCAGAAGGGGCATTGCGCTGTACCGGGCAACTACGATCTTGGCCCGTTCCTCGACGGAGGCGCTGATTTTAGTCTCCAGAATCTCATAAGAGCCATACTGCGTAACGATATCCATCGCCTTGTCCGCATAGGGCTCGTACTGGTATTCGATGGAGACCTTGACCGGCTGGGCGTCCTTGGTGTAGGAATCGAAGCTCACTTCCCGGACGTGGACCCGGCAATCCATGATCTCCAACGTGTCCGAGATGGGATTCAGGAAGTTCAGACCGCCGTATATCTGCCTGTCCACTTTGCCAAAGGTCTTGACGACGCCCACTTCCGTCTGGTCTATGACTCGAATACCCATAGCCAGCGTGACCAGAACGGCGATGGCCGCGCACGCAGCGACAATCACATACCGGGTAAGCGTCAGTTTCCGCCGGGCATCGCAGGTGTAGTTCTCTTTCGGGAGCCCATTGCGAATAGCAGTGGGGATGGCAAAGCCAGCGATGGCGGCGATTGCCAGGATTGCAAACAGAATAATCATTTTCATTTCTCCTTTATGTGTTGGTTTTCAGTTTCACCGCCCGGAAGCCCTCGACCATCATCCGCTCTCTGCGCTGGGACACGCCGGAGGCCGCGGCAACCGCCGTGTACTCCCGCGACAGGGCGTTGATACGCTCCTGACACTCCCTGCGCAGAACGTTGTCTCCGGCCTTCTGCGCGGCCACAGCGGCGTCCTTCTCCCTGCGGATTTCCGTCTCGATCTTCCGCATGAGCTGGGACGCCGCATAAGTGGTGTAGTGCTTGCCGCCGATCTCACAGCCCTTGTCATTGTCAGCGGCCCATTGTTCTAGCTGCTGGTCCGTGTAGCGTCGGACCGAATGCCGGGTGGAAAAGCTCATGGCGATGTGATTGCAGTTCCACTCCCCGATGGGGCGGCGGAACGCCTCATACTGCCGCCCGTCCACGTCCTGGAAGGGGAGGCCGGACTGCATCCGCTCAAACTCCGCCTTGAGGAAAACACGCCCCTGGACCGGCTCGTGGTCCGGGGCGCTCCGGGCATGGGCGGAAATCTCCACAGCGTCATAGCCCAGCGCCTCCCCCATCATGAGGGAGCAGTGCTGGGCGATCTGGTTCGTCCCGTCGATGATGTTCTGCCGTATGGCGGTGTCCAGCCGCCGTTGGTAGCCGCTCTCGTACTGCACCTGCATCCCGTTGTGCCCCAGCTCCCGGATGCTCTGCCGCGTGGCGGACCGGTGGTCCGTCAGGCCGCTGCTGACCGCCAGGACCGCCCGGTCCACCGTCTCCCGGTATGGCGCGGAGATTGCCGTGGTGTTGGACAGGTTCACGATCTGCCGGGCCGTCTGGACGCTCACCGCCTGGACGTACTGGGTCAGCCGCGCCCGGTCAGCGGGGGTCAGCTCCGTGTGCTGGAGCGCCCGCCGGAAACGGGGGTCCGTGTAGGTATCGTTAAGAGCCGTCTGGTAGAGCTGCATCACCTCCCGGATGCTCATATTGGTGGCGAGCTGGAGCCGCTGGGTGATATCGGTGATGCTTGCCCCCATCTCTGTCATGACGGTGATCCTGTGGATGCTGGTGGGATTCAGCTCCCCGATCTTCCTGACCTGCTCCGCCACTTTGGTGATGTAGTATGTGTTCACCTCATCGAAGCGGGCAACAATGTGTTCAATGGCCCGCTCCAGCTCCTTTTCGTCCAGCATGGGTCAGCCCTCCCCGTTATTCCTCGAGCGGGGTGTCCGGCGGCGCGGGGAGCCGGGGGAGCATGGCTGACATACTGGCCTGCTGTTCCTGCTGCAGCTTCTCAATCGCCGCTGCCGCCTGGGCCTCCGTCTCGCCGAAGTACCACTGCCGGAGCTCCTGTTTGCTGAACACGCCGGCGCTCATCAGCGTCAGCCGCTCCTCCAGCTGCTGGCTCATGTCGGTCAAAATGGAGTCGTCCCACTCGAAGGACACCTCGTAGTCCCCCTCCGGCGCAAGCTTGTATATGTCGGCGTACTTGTCCATGGCCCGCACCACGTCCCGCAGGCAGCGCTCCAGGGCCTTTTGGTTATCGGCGATGGTGGCGTAGGACCGCTGCCGGACGATCTTCAGCTCCGTGGCGGTCCGGGCTTCCACACGGTTGGCGTCCGACAGGGTGCCTCTGGAGAGGCCGCACTGGTCCTCAATGCGCATGAGGAGCTGGTTCAGACCGTTGATGTAATTCGCGTCCCGGATGGCCGGAGAGAACACGGAGTATCGGTCCTCACCGTTCTTCAGAGCATCCACAGCCCGGAAAAGCCGCTGGTTGAGCTTCGGCATCTCCATCTTGCCGCCCGGCCCTGGTTTAGGCTTAAACACTGTGGGGTCCACATCAATGGCAAGCGTAGCGCCCTCGTACTCCCACATCAAGCGGGAATACTGCTCATCTGCCTCACGGATGGTATCCACCGCTTTGGCGAATACGCTTGCCCCCATGGGGCAGCCCACGTCAATGCTGTTGGCCGAGGCTACCTTGAACCAGCCAAAGAGCTGTCCGCCCGTATTTGTAACGGTGACCTTTGGCTTCAGCGCCGCCCATGGCCTTACCTCTGACAGCGATATTTCCGTGCCAAGCGTATCTGGAGTGTTGGATTTGAAAGCCCGCTGGGTGATCCTAATGTTGTTCCCCTCAGCTGTATGCCGCTCCAGGCGGGTGTAGATGGTCTTCCCTTCCATATAGGTATCCTGGAAAATGACGTCCAGTAGCTCTCCATCGCTCCCAAACGCCAGCGGGTACAGGCTCCAGACCATTGTCCAGTCAAAGTAGATATGGCCGTCTTTTGGATAAGGCCGAATAGTCATGCCGCCAGCAGCACAACCCTGCTCCAGCTTCTGCCTGAGGACATCGAACAGCTTCTCAAATTCGTCCTTTAGGAATTGGGCGCGGGGGTTCATCAGGACCTCGCCGTTTTCATCCTGCGTTTTGCCATCCAGGCTCTTGCCCGTGACATTCCATTTGACTTCCAGGATGATCTGGCGGGCGATCTCAGAGCTGATAAAGGCCGACAGGTTCAGCGACTTCACTTCCGCTTCTCCTCCCAGCCACGGTGCTTGGTCCAGGTACAGGCGGTACCATTTTTCTAAAGAAGCGGTCATTTCTTGAGAAAGAGGAGACTTAGAGCCTATCCGTAAATAGGAAAATGTGATAAAATAACCACCAAGGAAGGTGG